GGTAGGCTATATATTCCTGAATTTTAGAATGTGTTTGCATAGGATTTCCATAAATAGATAATTAATCGATACGCAGGACAGTACGCCCGTAAAAAAAATACGTCAACCCAAAAAATGATGTTGACATATCGGGCAGTGTGCCCGTAGCTACAGGGGCTATCGGCAAATTTGATTAACGGAGATATTTTATGAACGATGCACAAGTGCTTGATATTATTAAGAGATCGCAAAAAGCGTTTAAGCGCGCAGATAAAATAGCGCAGGAAAAGCGTGAAGTCGAAAATGAAATTCGGGATTTATGTCGCGAATATGCTGAGGCCTGCCGTGTTTGGAACTGGCAGCCACATATGCTGCGTAATGCAGTCGAGTCCCGTCTGGGGAAAAAGGCTGCTTGACATGGCAGGACACGCCGCCCTACTTGGTGCGGCGATACCTATCGAACAATTGGAGTTATGATGAAGCAGACAAAAGAAGATTTTGCATTGGCGCGGAATGCGCTGAACATGACAACCACGCAGTTGGCTAAGGCTTTGCGCATGGGGATTGGCTCAGATCGCACCATTAGACGCTACGAAAGTGGCGAATGCCCAGTGCCGGGACCAACGTCGGTTGCGGTCGAGGCCCTGCTGTCAGGGTTCAGGCCGGAGGGCTTTGAAGAGGGTTAGTAGACACATTTAAAGGAGCAACAAAATGTTAGAAGTCCAAGAGCGTAAATTAAAGCAAGCCATCGATATACTTGAGTTGCTTGGCTTGGAATTTAAGGTCATTAGGCCAGATGGCTTTGAGTATGGCAAACTTGAGGTGCTGCCACCAAAGCCTGCGCCCAAAATTACAAAATTGCCTCAATACCCCCGTGGCGAAGTGCGCAAGTTCTTCTTGCCCTTTTTGACAGGCATGAAGGCTGGGAACACGGCGGTGATTGACTGCAAGTCCTACGACGCCCGTGTAATTTCCCGCGATATTTCATCGTATTGCGTCAATGCATTTGGGCGCGAGTCGGTTTCCTGTTTAACAAATCGTGAGGCAAACACCGTCGAGGTGCTTGCACTAAAAGATCTGGGATGACCGTCATTTCGACCGACCACATAGAAACGGTCGAAGATTTGGTGACCGCAATGGCAAAGGCTATCAACCCTGCCGCCTTTTCGGATGGTGGCTCAATGAAGGAAATAGAACTTTGCCGCTTTGCAGCCAGACGGGCCTTGTCAGTAGTCGCACCGATAGTCGTGCGTGAGGCTGCTGCCTTGGCCGGTGACAATAAAGAGATAGCCGCCAACATTATGCGGTTGAATGAAATTTTCTAAATTTAAAGGATAGATATGACAGATGAAATTAACGCATTGGATGAGCAGGGGCTGGTTGACGCCGCTGCCAAGGTGCAGAAACTTATGATGGAGGTTGCGCCAAATCCCGGCGATGGTCTTGGCGTTACCGCTATGATGATGACCAACTTTTTAGCAACAGGACTGGTGTGCGGCATATTGGACGAAGGCTTCATCGACAAGATGATGGTGTCGATCCGCGAAGCCGTTAACGAATCAGTTACGGCCATTCACGAAGGCATCGCAGCCGACGCTGTGACCGAAACAATTCAATAAGAGGAAGTGAAAATGAAGGATAAATATGTTTACCCACACGTTTCAGACATGGGGCCAAGGCCCGGCATGGAACTGCGTGACTGGTTTGCTGGCATGGTTTTACAGTCAGCCTGTCGCGAAAACAACGAGTGGGAAGCTGCCCGCTTGGCATATGCTTATGCCGACGCAATGATCGAAGAACGCAACAAGGAGCAAAATTAATGTCTTATGAAATTACAGCGGCGGAACTGCGCCAATATATTGAGCGCATTGAGCGTCTGGAAGAGGAAAAGAAGGGCATCGCTGATGACATCAAGTGCGTCTACAGCGAAGCCAAGGGTCAGGGTTATGACACCAAGATCGTGAAGCAGATCATTCGCCTGCGCCGCATGGAAAAGGATGCGCGTGACGAAGAGGAAGCGCTGCTCGACACATACAAAGCGGCATTGGGCCTGTGATTGTCCTTGGCATCGATCCCGGCCTTAGTGGGGCGCTTGCGTTTTACGATACGGTCGAGCAGACCGTTGAGGTCGTTGACATGCCAGTGTTGGAACTTGTCCGCAATGGCAAGAAGAAGCGGGAGGTCAGCGCTCAGGCGCTGGCCAACCACCTTGCTGGTCGCAAGATCAATTCGGCATTTCTGGAGCGCGTCAACGCTATGACCGGACAGGGCGTGACATCTGTTTTCAGCTTTGGCCGATCATTAGGGATTGTCGAGGGTATCCTTGCTGCATATGACATCCCGACAACGCTTGTAACGCCTCAGGCGTGGCAGAAGGCTGTCAATCAACGTGCGGGTAAGGACGGAAGCCGTGAAAGAGCCATGCAGCTTTTTCCGGCGCAGGCCAATCTGTTTCAACGCAAAAAGGATGACGGTCGATCTGACGCCGCCCTCATAGCATATTACGGAGCGAAAACGCTTTAATTACACATAGATCAGGGGCTGATAGTGGAAAATATTCAATTCGATTACGATTTTGCAGGTCCTGCTGACTATGCCAAAATGTATCGCCAACTGGGCATTCAGGTCGTTCCGGCCAAGATGCCTCGCGAAGATAAGGCGTGGAAGCGCCCCGTCATCAAGTGGCGTGATTACGAACATCACATTGCTGACGATGACACGTTCAATAATTGGTTTGGTGGGAGCGGTGAATTTCGCTCTCGCCCCAACATGGGCATCATCACAGGTAATGCGTCCGGTGGCATATTTGTCCTCGACATCGACCTGCACAACCATCCTGCGGCTAAGACGTGGCTGGATGACCTGATCGACAACCATAACCGCAGCATGCCGATTAACGCGCCCACACAGCGCACTGGCGGCGGTGGCCTGCAATTACTGTTCAAGGCCCCTGAAGGCTGGGTGTCGCCCACCAACAAGACAAGCATGGGCGTGGACATTCGCGGTCAGGGTGGCTTTGCCATGCTGCCGCCCAGCCAGCACGAGAGCGGCCAGTCATATGAATGGGTCAAAGGCTTTGAGCCGTGGAACATTGCCATCCCAGAGGCCCCTATGTGGCTTGTGGAGGCCATTGACGATCTGTTGGCGCAATACACCAAGGTCGAGCGCGGTGAGCGCACAGACAGCCCTGCGACAGCGACAGACGCCTTCGGCCAGATCGTGGACGGTCGCGAAGATTATATGACGCGCCTGATCTGGGCGCGGGTGGTGCAGATGTATCGCGACTGCCCGTTTATCAGCGATGCTGAGGCAGAGCGTGAAATGCGCGATGCGTTCACGAAATATGACCAGAACGTCAAAAGCAGGCTGTTTGAGCCCGGAACGCCAAACCACATCCTGTTGGAGCGCGAAGGGCGCGGTGCGTCCTTGTTCTTCCAAAAATGGAACATTGCCATGGGGCAGTGGGATGGTCGTGTAAAGGAAGCGGCGGCTGTCCCCGCACCAGAAAAAAAGTCCGATTTGGTTTTTCAGGAACCAACGGGCGATGGCGGTGACGGCTCCCACACCTTAACGCAAGCCGACATCGATGTTTACGAGCGCCTGAGCGTAAAGGACATCAAGGCGCTGCCCGATCCAAAGTATCTGGTTGAGGGCATCGTGATCGAGAATTCCCTGATGTTTATCTATGGGCCTCCGGGATGTGGTAAGACGTTCATCAGCCTTGGCATGGCACTGTCCATTGCCGCTGGCTTGGACGAATGGTGGGGACGCAAAATCCACAAGCATGGCCCCGTTGTGCTTTTGTCGAGCGAAGGTGTAGCGGATCTTAAATTCCGCATCATGGCGTGGGAAAAGGAAACGGGCATCAGCGTCGATGATATTCCGTTTTACCTGATCCGCCAGACCATCAACTTTATGGCCGAAGCAGACGTCGATAAGCTTCTGCGCACGGTGCTAGACATCACCAACCAGCTTGGTGAGCCTCCGGTCCTGATTAACGTCGATACGGTCAGCCGTGTGCTTCCCGGAGCGGACGAAAACCTACAGAAGGATATGACCCTGTTTATATCCGCCTGTGACCGCGTCAGGGAGGTGTTTGGATCGACCGTGGCTGGTGTCCACCACACGAGCCGCAATGGCAATCTGCGTGGCTCTACGGTCTTTGACGGGGCTGGTGATGCGCTGCTGTCCATTACCCGCGAAGAGGGTGCGGACATTGGCGAGATGCTGGCCAAGAAGATTAAGTCTGCACCGGACGGCTGGAAGCAGAATTTCCGCCTGAAGAAGGTTGAGATTGGGGACATCAAGGGTTCAACCAGCCTGTATGCGGAGCCGACAGACGAAAGCGCTGGCGAAGAGGAAAAGGCTGATTGGCCCAGCAAGTCCACATGCCAGCAAATCCTTTACGCCATGCAGGAGGCTTGGACATCCAAGCGCCCATGGTCGAACCATTATCATGCGAAGCGCGATGGTCGGTATGCCGTCACGATAATCGCAAGCCGCTGGGGTGTTGCGCCCCAGACGGCAGAGCAGATGTTGGAGGCATGGCTGGTCAATGAGGTGATTGAGGTCAGCACCGCTGACTACAAGACCAAGACCCGTGGCCTGAAGGTCCTGCGCACCCTTTATGATGAGGGTTCATCGCCGCCCAACGCAAATTGGTATGACGATTAAGGAGGAGAATGAAATGAGCATCATTAATAAATTAACCGGATGGCACACCCGCGAGGATGTCGAGGAAATTATTAAATTCAGCGCGGGTGAGGTAAGACGCCTGCAAAGGGAACTTCTCCTCAACAAGCTTTTGCTTGCAAATGCGCATTTCCGCGATCCGAAGACAGGTCGCCTGTTAAAAAAGGGCGTTATGCCGAAGAAAAAGGTGCGCAGCGATGGAAGCTAAAAATCGAACATCCTACGGGCTGCTCGAAATGGCGGTCGGTCAGTCCAAAGACTTCCCGGCCCCCACCGCAGATGACAAGAAAAGGATTGCCCGTAGGACAAGTGCATTCGGTATCAAGCACGACCGCTGCTACCGCTGTAAAACGGACAAGCAAACGCGCATCATGACCGTGACGCGCATCAGATAGGGAGGGATTTATGGATAGCATCTTTGCATATCGAAAAGAATATAAGCTGCCCAACGGATATGAGGCTGAATTTTCCTTGGACCGCACCAGAGCCAGCGCTGCATTGCAAATTGCTTGGTCACCTGATTTGCCGTCTGAGGAGGTTAAAACTGAAGAGTTTTTGGAGGCGTATCGCAAGGCGCGAAGCGATTTCATGGGTTCTCTTGGCCTAAATGTGATGATTGTCGAAATATAAAAGGAGCAAGGATAGATGAACAGCAACACGCCGTTATTCATTATAATCATCGGGCTGCTTGGCCTGACGGGTTACCTAATTGCAACGCGCCCTGTCATTTCAGATGAGGAGCGCAGAAGCATGGAGGACGATTGGTGGGGATGATTAAGGAACGCAAATGAAGGAGCATTTCAGATTAATTCAGGATGGCATGCCTGTTGCGTGGGTGTCTGGCGACAACCTTACCAATGAGGTCGCGCATTACGTTGCCGTTTATGAGCAGTACGGTCCAGTCACCGTTCAAAAAAGGATCAATGGCCGCTGGAAAGATTGGGACGAAGCATGACCCTGCGCCAATTCCTGTTCGATAATTTCGGCTGGGATATTTATGAATGGGCCGATGATGATATTCGATTTTAAAGGAGCAAAAATGACAAATGTAAGAGGACGGACGCAGGCGGATCAGGAAATTATCCGCATGTGCAAATATATTACGGACGATAGGTTTATTGCCTCATATTTGGGCGCGGACCTGAAGCGCGTTGTTTATCTGCGTGGGCAGGTGCAAAATCTTGAGGCAAAACGGGCAAATGCGGAAAAGCATCGCGAAATCTATATCACATGGAACAATGACGCAGAGCGCAAGGCGGCTGAAGATGCCAAGAAGGGTTCAGCCAAGCTGTTGAAGGCGCTGGTGGCGTTTTCTGCCAACAGGCAGGCGCGTATTAATGGAGGGCAAAACGCATGACCAACGTAATTTCATTCGATGCCGAAAAGGCCACCCGCTACATTGAGCAGGCGCTGATTGG